GATAACGATTATACAGCTTCTATTATTTATACTGATACATGGCAAATTGGCGATAAAGTTTTAATGATACCGATTTTTAACCGTAACGGGGCAGGCGGGAACTGTTGTACAGGAAGGCTCTTTATTCAGCACCAATGACGGCAAAAATTTTCTGACCGTGGAAAGAGGGCAAATCGGGCAGGAAGAAACAACCAATATAAGAGCGCAGTCGCAGGATGTCGGCACCTCGTGCAATGTAGATGCCGGAACGATAACAAAAATTCCTGTGAGTATTTACGGAGTATCTGCTGTAACAAATAAAGCGGCGGCATATGACGGATTCGATGAGGAAACGGATGCCGAACTTTTGGAACGTCTGTTATTTAAAGTTAGACAACCGGCAACAAGTGGAAATAAAAACCATTACATTATATGGGCAACAAATGTTGACGGCGTAGGCGGAGTTAAAGTCTTGCCACTTTGGAACGGTAACGGCACCGTAAAGGTAATAATAACGGATGCTGAAAATGAAATAGCAAGTGAAGATTTGATTGCGAAAGTACAAAACTACATTGATGAGCAAAGACCGATAGGTGCGACCGTAACTGTGGTCAGCCCGAAACCGTTGAATATAGATATAAGTTTAAAAGTAACGAAAGGTAGTGGCAATATCGACGGCATTAAAAATGCTGTAAACGATTTTTTTAAAACAACTGCATTTAAAAGTGAATACGTATCTTATGCACAGGTCGGCAAAGTTATATTGGAAAAAGCGGCGACAGGCGTACAAGATTATAGCGATTTGACGCTGAATAATCAGACAGAAAATATCGTGCTTACTGATGAACAGCTTCCGACTGTAGGGCAGGTGAATTTAATTGAGTGATTATATCTGGCTTCGGAAAAGTAAAATAGATATATTACGATATTTACCGTATAAACTACAAAAAGATTACAAATTTTATACTGTAAACACAGCAGAAAGTCGAGAGCATGAAGACATACGCTTGATATTAAATGATTTATTGGACCAGTTATTTATAGATACGGCAACCTGGGGACTTGATTATTTCGAGGAATTTTTAAATATTATCCCAAAATTAAATGACAATTATCAGACGCGCCGTACACGCATAAAAATTTTATTAAATGCGCATGATGTATCTACAATTAAATTCATGACCGATTTAGCAAATAAATTTATTTCGGATAAATCAGCGCAGATAATAGAACACAATTCGGAATACTGGTTTGAAGTGTTTTTTAATATAGACGGGCTTATATCTTTAGGGGATTTAAGAGCGGCTATAGAACTATATAAACCGGCACATTTAGGATTTAAAATTGTTTTTTATATATTGAGTAAAATTTTAACAAGCCATAAGGCAAGTATTACCCAATATGTAAACGCCAACCATAATTTTTGGAATTTAGGCACGGCAGAAAAGACTTATTGGGACGGTGTCTGGTGCTGGGACGGCAGTATTGACTGGTCCGGTATAAAACCGGATGCTAAATACAAAGAAAGACAGTCTCATATTGCGCAGATTTTAACTAAAGTTAATTCTGCATATATTTTTAATACAGGGCAAAGCGCAGATATAACGTATAAAATAACATCTAAGCACAGACTTTTAACAAGCCATAAAGCAGGCAGTATTTATTATGTAGATATAGACTTAAAACAAAACATTGAACACAGGGCATTAAATACAGGTAAAATTAATGCTATGCAGAGCCGAACCACAGGGAACGTAAAAAACCTATGGGACGGCTCTTTTTGTTGGGACGGCAGCCACGCATGGGAAGGCAGCTACACCATGCAAAACACGCATATGGAAAACCTATGCACCTGTTACAGCACAGATAAAAACGGAGTTATGAAGAAAGGAACATTTGAAAGACTATGAGCGATACACAAAATATTAATCCGAAGCAGAGTTTGAGTATAAACGGCGAACCGGTACCGCTGGCAGAATTTAATCAGGATACTTTTTTACAATCCAATAAAAAAACTACAACCGATTACAGAGCGGCATTTGCACAGGCAATCGGAACAACTGGACAGATTGCAAAGATTGTAAAAATGGCATTTGGTATTGCCGGCGAAACGGACGAACAGGGCAATCCTGCGCCGCCGTCTGATAACGGCAACCTAAATAACGTTGTTTTAACGAAAGATATTACCTCTGTAACTTATCCTGTTGAAACTTCTGTTTGTTTTGAAGCAGAAATTGAAGCTGGTGAGTATACTGGTGCAATAAATGAAGTAGCTTTGATAGATGAAGAAGAACAAACTGCTGCTAAAATGCGACTCTTAACAAGTAAAGGTGTAGATGCAGAAAGTGGAGCAATATTTAAATGGACTGTAGAGTTTTGAGGTGATTAGATGAATAGTGAAGAATTAAAAAAAGAATTTGGGTTATTAATGCCAAGTGAGATAAATGGGTTTAAAAGACCAGATGAATCAATACCTAGTAGTAATGATTTCTTTTTAGAAATTCCGCAACTTATTTCAAAGGACCCAGTGCTTTATTCTACAATGAATTTGATTTTTAGTGTAATTTTATCTAATGATAAATTATTAAAGCAATGGCTTGATACATTGCAAAACGTAGTAAATGCTCAAGATTGGCGAGAGGTTACAGATAGTTTGAAAGGTTATATGACCCCAGAACTAAAGAAAAAATTAGATGGTATTGCAATGGGAGCAAACAACTATGTACACCCAGCAAATCACTCTGCCACCATGATTACTCAAGACGCGACACACAGATTTGTAACAGATACAGAAAAAACTACATGGAATGGCAAAGCAAGTACGGCAGTTGTATCTACTACTGCAAACGGTTTAGCTCCAAAGAGAGATGGCAATGCAAGCCATTTTTTAGCTGGAGATGGAACGTGGAAAACTGTAAGCTCTGTAGCAAATGCTACAACTGCTAGTAAATTAGGAACTTCTACAGTAGGAAGTGCTAGTAAACCTATATATCTTAATGCTGGAACAGCAACAGCTTGTAATATTGATTTATCTACGTTAGCACCAAAAGCAAGTCCTGCATTAACAGGAAGTCCTACAGCTCCTACACAAGGAACTTCTGATAATAGTACAAAAATAGCTACAACTGAATTTGTTAGAAACCTCATCAATCAGTTTAAGACAGATGGTACATTAGGCGGTATTGTTGGTGGTAGTTTAACACAAAATGGTTGGGTTAAATATAGTAATGGTCTAATTCTACAATGGGGAGAATGGAACAACGGAAAAAATTATTTTCCTGTAACATTTACTTCTTTTTACAAAATCGCTGTATGTGGAAGTTATAGTTTCGATAATAATGATAATACTATAAACAATGTCAGCAATTTAAATTATTTTAACGCTCAAAAACGGCACTCATGTATTACTCATTACATTGCTATAGGCAAGTAACAATGGGGATTTAATCAGATTATTTACAGAAATATTACTAAAATAACCTTGCCAATAACTTTTGTTAATCCGTTTATAGCATTAGCAACTCCTTACAATGATGATAAAGATGTATCAGGAAATTATCTAGCAGGCTTTGCTATTAGAAATTTAACAAATACAGATTTTAAGATAAATCAGTCTGATGTTGGATTATATGCTAGTTGGATAGCTATAGGATATTAAATACCCAATGCTATATAACATACAGAGACTCCATATAGATATGAAAAACTATTTAAAGCTTTAGTATTCATATGGTAACCACAATTAGCACTTTCATCAGTATTAATACCAGAAGCTACTATGATTGAAAAATTATTAAAACTTATTGGCAATGTAATTGTTCGTCTATTAATATGACGATTATCAAATCCCCATTGTTCAACCTCAACAATGGGGAAAAGGACATGATACTCAGTTTGTAATTTTTCCTATAGCTTTTACCAAGCAAGCTTTTTGTTGTATAGTAACTCCTATTGGAGGTGGACAAGGTTCAGATAGAGTATATAGTTTAAGTGTAAAAAGTTTCCAAATTCTTTGTGGTACTAACAATGATGGTTTATGGTTAGCGTTAGGTATTTAATATAAAATATTACTTTATTTACCTATTGCTAAATAATTAACTGGGTGTGTACCATCATTTGAATAAAGTTGAACTTGTTTTGTATTCCAATTGCAAGCACCACAAGCATTACCATTTACTGCACCATATCCATTACATTTTCCATTTGTTACCACCTGATAACAAACAGAAGGGAAAACAATAGGAAAATTATACCATGAAGGATTAGCTCCCTCATATCCATTTCCAGTTCCCCATTGTACATTGAACTTAAATTATTAAAGAAAGGTTGATTTTTTATGTATTTAATGAAATTTGATGAAGAAGGTAAAAAAATATCTGCTGTTCCTTGGGTTTTAGCTGATGATTGGGGAGGTGTAGAAAAATTGAAAAATGAAGGATATATTGAAGTATCTGATGAAGATTGGAATTACTATACTGGTAATTGTGGCGATGGTGATAATGATACAGGATATATAAGGGATAGTATTACTGGAAAACCTATTTCTGCACCTGCTAGAGTTATTACATTAGAGGAGCAAGCAAATGCTCTTAAAGCAGAATATGAAGCTAAGGTTAAAGCAATTGATGAGGCAATACAGATTGCCAAAAATAACAATGATGATGAATATGTTCGTGAATTGCAACAGGAAAGACAAAATATATTAGATGAATATGCAAAAAAATTGGAGGAATTGACAAATGCTTAAATTTTGTACATTTTGCGGAAGAAAACTTGATACAGAAGGCTTTTGCACTAATTCAAAGTGTCCAGATTACAAACGAAAAGAACTTATAGAAACAGAAAAGAAAATGTTAGCAGAAAAAGCAAAAAGCACCCAAGAAGCTAATAATAATAAGGCTTAGAGGGTGCTTTTATTATGTCAAAAATTATATTACCGTATTTGTGCCATGTTCCACCTTAGAAAATAAAGGAATATAGCAATTTATATAGATTAACATTAACGCCGTATTAGTGCCAAAATTTAATATTTAAAAACTATTAAATCCATAGCTTTTTTTAGTTGGTGCAGGTCCTTATGTGTATAGTGTTTTTCTGTTATATTACTGCTGGCGTGTCCTAGTATTCTTTTTATTGCGGTTGGATTAGCGTCTGCGTTATTTAATAAGCTCGCAAGTGTGTGCCTGCATTCATGTGGTGTATGGCGCTTTATTTTTAACTCTATAAGGGTTTTATCGAAGCGAGTACGAAAACGGCTATAATTGAGATGTATGCCGTTATTATCTGTAGCAATATATTTATTGTTTTCTGCTAAAAATTCTATCCAAAAAGGTAATGTTTGTTTATGCAATGGAATAATTCTATTTCTGCCAGCTTCTGTCTTACTTTCTCTTATTATTAGGTAACGTTGTCTAAGCTTTACATCAGTTTTTTCTATTGCTAAAAATTCACTAGGACGAGTACCTAACATCATGTGCATTAGTATCATTTTGGCATATCGGTGTTCATCGGTGGCTCGGAAAAGTTTATAAATCTGTCGGGTATTGAATATGGTTTTTTTATAGACTTTTTTATCTTTGTCTATATCAATATACCGACTAATATCTTTTTCTGGTGGAATTATCTCATACTTCACTGCGTAGGTATACATGTGATGTAGAACTTGTCTAGCTTTCTTTTGTGTACTATATCCAGCACCATTATCATGTATATCACGTATTGCAGATTGTAAATCACCAATACGAATTTTAGCAAACTGTTTATCATATAGCCGTTTTAAATGGTTATATGAAGCAGTATAACTCTGCTGTGTATGTGGCTTAATTCGTGGATATAGATAGGCTTTTACTAAAGTAAATAATTCACTAAATGTTATTTCAGATGGGGAAAAAAGCAATGGATTTTTGTTATACTCGCATAAAAAAGCAAGTGCGCTTTCATAACTAGCTTCATAGCCTATCACTTTTTGACGCCCATCAATGAATTTTCTTATTTCATAAGGACGTCTACGACGACCGCTCTTTTTGGTAATACTACCAAAACCATTAGGTAATTTTAATCTTTTATTATTCAAATAAATCACTCCTTTTATTAGGAGTTTAAAGGAGAAGCTTATGTATGAGCAAATTATAAATTTTGTTAGTTCGTTAATTCCTACTAAATTAGAAACGTATGTTGGAGGAGGTGTTGCCTTTGTGGGAGTTTTATTGCAGCACTTTATAGGGCAATGGAACAATCAGATAGAAATATTGTTAATTTTTATGATTATTGATTATATTACAGGTCTAAGTGCTGCATATATAATGTCTAATGTTTACTTAGATAGTAGGAAAGGTTTCAAAGGTATTATCAAGAAAATGGTTATTCTTTGCTTGGTAATATTAGCACATCAGATGGATGTATTAATTGGGCAGGACACATTGATAAAAAATGTTGTCTTGCTCTTTTTTATTGGAAATGAAGGCTTAAGTATTTTAGAAAATGCTAGCAATTGTGGCTTACCAGTTCCAAAAAAACTAAAAGATACTTTGGCTCAATTCACAGAAATAAAAGCAAAAAAATAACGTATTCAAATTAAAAGGAGTATATTTTAATGGAAAGAGTTTACTTAAAAGATTTAGGGCTACAATATAATTATTCAGAACTAGAAAATAGAAATAAAACGGATATGATTGTTATTCATCATACAGGAAATCCAACAGATGATGATTTATCTGCTAAAGAAATTAATGCTAGTCATCAAGCTCAAGGTTGGACCTGTATAGGTTATCATTATGTAATTCGTAAAAATGGAACAATAGAAATTGGTCGACCACATTGGACAATAGGAGCACATGCCTATGGTGAAAATTCTCATACAATTGGTATTCATGTATGTGGAAATTTTGAAATTGGAGAGCCAACATCAAAACAAATTGAAAGTTTAGCTATGCTTCTTGCTAATATTTGTACAGATTATGGATTACCAATTGATACTACACATGTAGTAGGACATAGAGATTTAATGGCAACTGCTTGTCCTGGATATAATCTTTATAAAATTTTACAAACAATTAGAGGTAAAGCTATATTTTATCAACAGAAATGATATATATAATTAGGAAGGAATTTGCATAAAATGAAAAATTTAATAAAAACAGTATTAGGTATTTTTATAAAATCAAAGATTGAACAACGTAAACAAGAAATAAAAGATAAATTAGAAAAAGAAATCTCTATAACTACTAGTGAATGGGTAAAAGCTCGAAATACAGCTTATCTTGCTATTATAGATGGAGCAGATGATAAAGTATTAAATGAAATTGAAAAAGTTATAGATAAAATCTAACAAAAGAGTTATAATTAAATAACATTTTCTTTTATTGCTAAAAAAGAAGCTCCTATTACTTAGAAAAAATCTAGGTAATGGGAGCTTTTTTGTTGTTATAGAGAAATACAATTCTTGTTAAACTTAAATTAAATTTAATCACAGGGGAGAGCATGAATCAATGATATATGTAGTTTTTTAGATTTGATGATTTAGTTTTTAAGGATTAAAAAGATCTTTCTTGACTTTATCTGGTAAAATAAAATGGTAACAAAATTTTGTTACCATTTTGTTACCATTTTATTTTTCATTATTTCTATATAATGAAAATAATTAATTTAACTAAACAAAAAAATATAAAAAATAAGCTTTTATAATACTAGAAATATAATAATTTATAAGATTGACCTTTTGGCAAGGAGCATGGGCCATGATGGTAATTTGACTGCTGGAGCAGTAATGTTAACAACCCTCGGAAGTGCGTTCTCATTGACTTTCTGGCTCTATATACTAAAATGTTTGAACTTAGTATAATAGAGCTAAAATCTAAATTTGTTATTATTTCTGTTACTATTTTAAAACGATGTATATTTTTAAATTATAAAATCTATATAAAGTAAAACCCTTAGGAAATATCACTTCCTAAGGGTTTTATTATTTTATACAATTAAGATATCAAATATAATTTATTATTAAGTATTTTTTATAAAGAATATAGATACTATTTATAAGTTAATTGTAATTTCTGTTCCATGAACTATATTTGGATTCATTACATCTTTTAAATTTTCTGGTGTTGCTTGTAAGTCAACGTTTTCTCTAACTTCAACATTAAAAGTTGTACCAGCAGGATATTCAATATTAGTGCCTTTCATAAAAGCTCCACCAACAAGACTTATGACAGCAGCTACAGCAACACTACCACCATCACTATTTCCTTCTCCTGTTAAACCTTGTTTTAAAGGTACAGTTACATTATTAATAGTTTGAAATTCCTGACCAGCTATCAT